TTTTCATATACTTGGGTTCTTTCTTTGCTACTGTTTTCGCCTTCTTCTTCGGAACAACTACCTCCTCCTCCTCCTCGCTGTCGCTTGGTATAAGGCACACCTTCTTCGCTGTTTTTTTAGGTGCTGGTATATCGATGGGTTCGCTTACGGGTTCGGGCGTGGGTTCAGGTGCTGGTGCTGGGGCGGGTGCAGGTGCGGGTTCGGGGGCAGGTGCCGCTTTCACCTCCTTCGCCTTCTTCGCCTCCGCTGCTTTTGCCTGCTTCACAAGTCTCGCTTTCTCCAGTCTCTCGAGTAAGACCTTCTTCTCTGCTTCAGAAATCGCCATTATAATTATTATATAATACCAAAAGATAATAATTAAACCGTTTGTTTTCCTAAAGTTTCATTCCTATTTTTCTTCCTTCTTTTTGAGTCGGAGTTCTTTTTGGTATTTTTTATTATATTCCGAAATCCTTTCTTTATTATCCTCACGATATTTTTTAATATGATCTATATTTGCTTCATATAACTCTTTTTTCCTTTTTGCGATTTCTTCTTTATTTTCATAAGCCCACTCGCTCTTTGTTCTCCCCTCAATTTTTCTATTAACACAATCTAAATCTCTAATCCACTTACCCTCACATTTTCTCAACTCATCAACAGAACTACAAGGGCATAATTCAAGTAATTCAATATAGCATTCAGGATCACTTATGCATTCGTAAGATGTAAGTTTATACTCACTTCCATTTTCCCAACATTTATAATCGCATCTGTGCTTCGCTAATCGTTGCGACAACAAAGGTCTTGTGGTTGAACCCACATACACCTTGCCGTTGCCGACAATCTTATAAATCTTTCCGAGTGAGTAATCAGGCATTTATCCTTTCTTATTCTTTATATGTCTATTTCTTTTATATCAATTTTATTTATTCTTTAATTTATCTTGTGGTAAAACCTTCGCATATATTAAAGCACTTGTATTCATATTATGTCCCATAATGTTGGCCAACTCAGCTTTCTTTTTATACTCATCTGGCTCTGGAGCCCATAATTCCGTCACAACTGCACGCCTTATTTGCGTGCTCGACACACGCACGCCCTCACCTGCGAATGCTGAGTTGAGCATCTTTGTATAACTCACCCGACTAATCGGGGAACTAACGCCATCCTTGATAATGAACCATGCCTCTTTATCATAACTAAAGTGTTTGATTACATTCCAGTATTTAACAATCTCTCGAACAACATCACTTGGTATATCCAATATCTTCTCGCCGTATTCCTTACGGGTCTTGTATGCAAGTAGATGGAGTTTCCCCTTATTTGATTTACGGTTAATAATGATATAATTCGAATTACCATCAATATCATCATCTTCAGGCATTTGCTCCATCAGGCGACTATCTGCGAGGTCATTTCGGAGTGGAAGATGCGTGTGAATAAGAAGACACAAATATCGCATCAATTGGATATATTCTTTATATGTATCGATGTATTTTGGTTCAGGCAACTTATTCTTAAGCACCTCTACCCTCTCACGTATTTCATCGATGGACTTCCAATTTTCTGCAATTTTATCATTCATTTTTCCACTTGCGTAAGAACCATTTACCTCATCAACAAGTTCATACATTTTCTTATCAAGCACACCTATGACCTTATCGGGTAGAGAGAACATATCCGCCCAAATCTTCAAGATGACAACACGGTTCTTGGCCGTGTGTTTGCTTTCAGTTTCATTAATCATTTTCATAACTGCCGAGAGATTTTTCTCAATCCAAGCTGCACTATCGTTCGGGGCAACTGGTCCAAGCCCAATTTTTTTATGGATCGAATTTATGGTTGATTTATAGCTAATCAAGGTAGTTTCAGATAGTTTCGACATATTATTTATAATATACATATATAAAAAATAATATTCCTAAACAGGCAATTCTTTTTTAGGTATTTCTTCATCACTAACTTCGCCATCCTTGAATGTTATTTTACGATCGAATCCAAGTCGTAGGAACTTATCATTATCGTAGTATATGAAAAGGAAATCACCGACGGGTGTCTTATCCAGCATATCCAGAGTATCAATATAATTCTGTCGCTTACCATCAAATACAGATGAGAACTCATCAAAAATGGACTTGGATGTTGCACGGTCTTTCGAGGGGAATAGAATAATATTGTTGCAATTAGTTCGAAGCTGAAGCGATATTCCACGGTAGGCCTGTGCGAGCATAAAGAGGTTCGTGAAATCGTGGCGGTGCCTAATTGCCCATCGGACAAACTCCTTACCCTGTTTGGATTGCGAACTTGAAATCAAGGGCGAACCCATCGAATCATCTATTATGAGAGAATGACGAGGTGGATGGATGTGGTTGAAATCATCGATCATCTCTTTATGGTCAATATCATCATCCATCATTCCACTATTATATAATATCTCTAACTCCTCTGCCTGTAAATCACCGTCACCATTCTTCAAATATTTTTCAAAGAGGTCAAAAATATACTTCTTCTGCTTCCACTCGAGCGTCTTCTCTCGGATTGTGGCTATAACCTCGTTGAATGTTTTAATATTAAGGTCATCGTAGAATGTCATATTATCTCCATATTTCTCAGCGAACTCTTCCACCTTGGGGTCGTGGGTTGGCGAAACCCAATGCACATGGTTCTCACCGCTCAGCATACCATCCTGTTCGATTTTTAGGAGCGAGAGAATGGCGTTAGTCTTACCCGATCCACGAGCACCAATCGTGATGTTAAACCAGAAGTTGTTATTCTTTGTCAGGTTCCAATTTGGGAAATCATAACCTTTTTTGGATTTGATTAACTTATTCACATATTTAGAAACCTTCTTTAATTGTAAAACCATTCAATTTATAATACTTTATATATATATATTTGTATATTATATTCTAATGGCAAAACCTAAACCACAACGGAAGAAACGTGTCGCAAAAAAAAAGGTGGGAAGTCGATTACCTAAATCTGTTGAGGCATTACTTTCTTACCTCGGCGGTCCAAGCACAGGCGCGCCGACAATCCAACAAACCCCTGCACGATTCGCATCGACGGGAGAAGCGGACAAGTCATTTGCAACACAGGTGGCAGAGGCGGTTGTCGCGCGCCAAGTAGCACAAAAATCGTTACGGTTAAGAGGTGCTGAACCTCTAAAGTCATCGCCTATTTCGGCATTTTCAGCACCACCGCCCCAACAACCCCAGACAATCGTATTACAACAACCGCAAACAAGCGAAAAAACAACCGAAGAAATCCGTAAGACTGTGATGAAAGAAACCAGCGGAATAGAAGGGCGATTGACTGAACAACTACGCCTCCAAGGTGCTAATCAATTATTTAAGACTATGCGAGAACAGGGTGCAGGACCATTACAGTCATTACGATCATCACAAGCACCATCATATCTCGGTGCCCCACCAGAGGGTATATCATCTATATCATCAAGTGAAGATGTTGGTTCAGTTGCTTCGGCAAGTCAATTCCCTGTTATAACTACTGAAACACTAGCCCAATATCAACAGGAACAATATGGTAGGTCGCTTTCAACTGCGAAACTTCCACCTGCAAAGATATTAAAAGGACGAGCGCCAAAAGCGGCGAAGGCACCAAAAGGTGGAGCGGCACAAGCACCTCAACAACAATCATTTACGCAATCTATTGGTGGTCTTGCATCGATGGCACAATTACAAACATCTAGCTCGTCGGCGTCGTCAGCATCTGGACCTGCGAAAACTTCAGCACGTGCGAGGAATATTTATGAGCAATTAACAGGTCAGGGATTGAGTGCAGGTGGAGATATTGTGCGCGCGATGGCATCAGGTGGCGGACCAGCACCAGAACAAGTAGGTATGACTTTAGGGGAACTTAAGCAAAAACCCAAACCAAAAAGAAAATTAAAAGTTGTCGAAGTCTAATTAAATAAAATATTCCATTAGTATATAATAAGTTTTAGGAAAATGTTTTGCGAGACACCAGAAGAATTAGCGATGTTGGATAAGCTTATAGCGGAATATCCAGATGGTAATCCATCAATAATGAACATGAATGTATGGATGTGGTTTAATAAGCGAGAAGAGTATATTAAGACGATGGATGAGTGTAGGGAGAAGTTCGGCGACAATCCTGAACCTATAAGTGTAGATGACGAGAGATTACAATCAATATACCCGAAGAATATAAAATTGATTCCATCCCCAGTATTTAGCAATCCAGACCAATAAAAAATATAGTATTAATTTATAACAGAATAATTTAGGAAATGCACAAAGTAGGTAGTGAATACACTCACGGAATGAAGATCGGCGAAATGGCGAATCGCAACGGTCTCAAGATTGGCGATATGGCGAAGCGAACGCATGGTTCCGCCGACAAAAAGATTATGTTCGCCAACGCTAGTTTAGAGAAAATGGGAAAGAAGTA